GCTGATTGGGCATTGCTTAATCCCTCAGTGGCCGTCCCACGTTGCTAATGCGACGAAGACCAGCAGCACGGCTCCCGCGACTGCGGCAGCGCCGCCAACGAAAAAAAATTCGAGGAAATCGACGATCATATTCCGTTCCTCATGGCCAAATACATGGCGTAGCCGACAATGACGAAGCCGGCGACGAAGCCAACGATTGATGCGATCATGCCTTGCCTCGCTCGGGCGGTGCGCGATTGCCGAACTGGCAAGCCCAGCCTTTGAATTTCCAGGTGTGATAAAGCGGGTGCTGCTCCCACCACTGTTTGGCGGTTTCGAAGCCCATCAGCCCGAGGCAGCCGCCCATGCTCACATTGTCTTGGGCCGAATTGACCACGGGCTCGGTCACGCAGGTGCCGGCCACCGCCAGATTGAGACAGACGGTGACAAGCACGGTGATGAACATGGGATCACGTCCGCTCGACGAGCGGAGCCTTTACGACGACTTGGGCTTTGGATTTCGGCTTAGGTGTTCTTGCCGGCGGCTTTATCTCGCGCGCGGCGGCGTTTTGTTCGCGCATTGCGCGGAGCGCGTCGTACTTTGGCGACGGGGGCTTTGCCATCCATCAGGTCCAAAACGAATTCGAAGAGGGCACGGCGATATGCCGGGTCGGGTCGTCCAATGAACTGTTCGTAGTAAGTCAGACCCGACTCATTGGAGGCCCAAGTCTGACCGGAAACAGATGCCAAGATACTCACCCCTATAGGCCGGAACGCCAATCGCCTTTAGCCGGCGAACCGTGCGATCAATGTCCTCAATCGTGAGCGTAGTCCAGCGGGACACGTCCACCCAGGTATCGTTGTAAAAGAATTCCGCGGGCAGCGCCTTCACCGGCATCAGGCTTGATGCGCGGACGATAGCCGGCGCGGCGATGATACCGATAAGACCTGTGAGAAACGCGCGGCGCTGGATCACGGCCCAACCGCGATAATGTCCTTCATGACATGACCGACTTCCGGCGCCCCTGTGTCCCACAAGGATGACGTAACGATGTAAGAACCTTCGGCGCCGCCAAAACAAATAATCTCTTCACCCGGGCGCAGCTTGGCAATGGGAAGAGGAAAGCCATCGTCGCCCGGCAAGAACACATTGAGCGGCTTGTCCGCCCAGTTTCGGATGGTCAGATGCGCGCCGTCGCGCAGCCCGCTTGGAAGCGTTACTGATCGCGATCGCGTGTTAGTCCACGTAAACGACCGCACCGGCATGATGTTGCCGTAGCGCACGATTGCGGGAGCGGCCATGAGCGCGGCAGCACCGAGGATCAAGCCGCGGCGGCTGGGCTGGATCACGGCAGCAACTTCACGAGTTCGGCCAGGATTTCGGTGACCATATCGCGCTCGCGCAAGCCCCACGGACCGTCGTGAGTAGCCAGCGCGTAAATGCGCCTCTGCAATCTGATCCTGCGCTCAATCGATATCGTAGTCGATTCCTTCTGAGCCGCTTTCGATTCCGACGTCGTCAACATCAATGCTCTCCGTCGCCTTGGCATCGTATTGGATCGGCGGCAGAGGCTCAATATCATAGATTCGCGAGCACGCATCAATCATGTCGTCGTGCGCCGCGAAAGGGTGACGGATCATTTCGTCCACGAACACGCGAGTCACGTCGTAGACGTTTTTGTTCTCGTCCAAGCGTTTCAGTGGAGTGACGATCCGGTTTTTGATTCCTTGGTAGAGTTTTTGGGTCTTGGTCAGGCCCTTGACGGGCCGATAGATGATCTGGCCGAGGTGGTGGCGCGGCTTTTGGCGCAGCCTCTTGGTCGTCTCGGCCGCGTTCTCGTCCCAAACCGTCCAATAACACTGACCGGCGAACTCGCCGATTTTGTCACCGAATTCGCGGTGGTGCACGACGCACGGCAGATAGAACCGGCCGTTGCGAATGTCTGGCTCGAGTCGCTCGATGCGGTCCTGCTTGGTGTGGCCGCCCTGGCGCGGCGTGTTCAATTCCTCGATCGGGTAGAGATTGTTATCCGCCCGGTGTTTATCCTCGATCACTTCCAGGTCGCTTTGCATGCCGTAGCGTTCGTAGCCGACCTTGACCATCTGAACGCCAGTTACGTTCTCCCATTTGGCTTTGAGGCGATCCATGCGCTCCATGCGCTCGTTGAGCCGCATGCGGTGGCAGAAGCCGTCGAGCAGATACTTGACGCCGGCAGGATCAATGCCGATCACCGCTATCGCGGTACGGTCGGAACGGGGGCCCGAGCCCTTGCTGGGGTCGACCAGGATATAGACGTTCAGTGTCCGGGGAACGACGTCATAGCCTTTGAGCCAGAGCGACTGGAATGTCGCCTCGCTGCCCGCTGTCGGGTTGAGCAGCATTTGCGCAGCAAGCGTCTTATTGCTCTGCGTCTTCTTGATCTTCTCCCAATTCTCAGGCGTCAGCAGGACGAGCTCGCCCGTCATGGTCTGATCGCGGGTCGCGGCATGGATGCGAGGCTCCGCGGCCTTGCGATCCATTATGACGCCGTATGTGTCTGCGTAGTGATAGCGGGTGCCGGCGATCGCTTTATCGACACCGTGTCGAGTGCCAAGATTGTCAGCAAGCTCGAACCGCTCAGTAGTCTTTTTGATTTGGTCTTCAGATAAGTAGTCTTGGTGCACGATGTCATCGTAATAGTGCTTGTTGAAGTGCCGGCCGGTTGGCTGGCCGTCGATTAGGCCGTGCGCCTCGACCGTTGCTTCCTTGGGATGACCTTTGCGCCGAACAGTGATGCCGCGCTCGATACTCCACTTGGACGGGCGCTCTTCGTATTCCTTGCCGTCCGGGCCTAGGACCTTCGATTTGCCTCGCGGGTTCTCATAGAGCACATCGGCAAAGATGCGCTTGAGGTGTTCGTTGGTCTCGAACTCACCCTTGATTTGAGACAGGAAGGCCTGCGCCAGCGGCTTGGTCGCCGAGAAGATGGCGATCGTGACTTCGGGGTCTCTCATCACCTCTTGGATGATGCCGCCGAACGTGATGATCGAGGACTTGCCGTGATAGCGGGCCCACAGGTCCAGGTGGCCGTAAGGGTTGAGTTCAACCTCTCGGCAGCGGTCGTATAGCCAAGGATGATCGAGGTCGTCGCGGCCGAGGATGCGGGTCAATAGATAGAAGCGGTCTTTGCAGCACAGATAGGCTAACGTCCAGTTGGCGATGTCCTGGTCGGTCTTTTTCGCCTCGTCGGTTATTTCATTCCACTTGCGCTTAGCGTCGACGCGAAAGTCTAGCTGTATCTTGTCGATCTTAAGCGCGAGGTCGTTTGCGTAGTTCTGGGCATCGAATATCTCGCCGTCAGCGCGCTTAATGCCATCCTTATCCAACATGAAGTTGGGGTAGCGGTCCTCTGGGCGCTCCATGGGCGCCTCATGCGGCGATAAGCCGGCGCGCTTCTTCGTAGTCGATCAGTGAGCCGTACAAAGGCGATGACAGGCGCTCGGCAATGCGATCGAGCATTTCCAGCACTGGCCCGTCGTTAAGGCCGCTGCCCAAAACGCAGCGATATTCCGCGCGGTGTGCCGGTATTTCCTGTTCGAGGCGGAAGGCGGGATCGGCGATATAGTGATTCCACCATGTCTCTGGATCGTTGCCTTGCTGTGTGCTGTGCACCGCCTCGTGCACGCGCAGTTGCGGCGCAATCTTCATGCCGGTTGGGTTGTAGATCGTATCGCCCCAGCAAAATATCACTGGCTTGCCGCGGACGTCGAAGGATTGATTGATCTTCCGAAACATCGGCGGGTGCATGCGAACGGTTCTCACGAGGCCTTACCTCGCACTTCGAAGACGTCGCCCTTTGGTACGAGAACGAGAGGCCGCGGCGTTGGCGCCTGGGCGGCCTGCGGTTCTGCCGGCGCCGCCGTTGCGGCTGGCTCGCCGTAGACCTTGGGGCATCGCTTTGCCATGATCCGCCACATCGTCTCGATTTCGAGCCGCGAGCGTTGAATGGTCTGCTTGACGCCTTTCACGCTAGCGGTGTCCGCCTGGGGGTCGCCGTTCTCGTCCCTCTCGGGGATATCGCCCGGCTCGCCAGCGGCGATCGCGCGCATCTCGTGAGTCCATTCGTCGAACAGCGCCATCAACGCGAAGGTGTACATTTCGCGGAAATCGTCGTGCTTGCCAGCCCAGCGCATGATTGTGGCGGTGGATGGCATGTCCTCCTGTTCGGCGATCTGGCGCAGGGTTAGGCCCGCGGCGATGGCATCGCAAATCTCGGCGCCCACTTCTGGGCTGTAGGTGTCTGGCCGGCCGCGCTTTGGCGCCGGCTTCGGCTGCGCCTGCAACACTAACTGCATCGGCAGAAGGTCTTCGCTCATTCGGCGACCT